GCAGCCATCCGCGCAGAGCTGCGCACCGGCAACGCTGAAGAGGTGGCGCGCCGCCATGGCATCACGGCGCGGCAGGTGTACCGCATCGCTGGATCGCGGGCTTGAACGCAATGCAATAACTTTGGAGTCGCCAAAATGGCTGAGCAGTACCTGAGTTTCAATGAAGTTCAGCAGAAGTTGAGGGCGCACGGCGTACCGCTGTCGCGCGCTCAGCTGTACCGAAAAATTGACCTGATAGAGCAGGCTGGTGTGGCTGGTGTTGGGCGTATCCCTGGAGTCCACACAAAGTACCTGTTCAAACTCAGTGAGTTCCCTGCTGTGTTGCAGTGGTTCATGCGGGGTCACAAAGTCCACATTGAATCGCTGTGGCAACAACTTGCCACGGCTGAGGATGAGTTTCAGCGTGCGCTCAAAAAGCGGGAGCTGGCTGCCCAGGCGTATGTCGATGCGATTGAGCAAGGTGCTCAACATGAGGCTGCCACTGCCCGCCTGACGCAGCACTAGGCGAGCCGCCACGTTTTGACATTCCCCACCTGGGAATGTCACCCCCCGCTGCGCAGACTGCGCGGCATGAACACCCAGTCCATGCCTGCAAGCGGGGCCGCTGAATGAGCGGCACCAAGCCGTTCTACAGCATCCGCCGCGTGCCGCAGGCCGCCGCGGCCGCAGCAGTCGGTGGTGCGCAAGCCGCCGCCTCTGCCGAAATCTGGATCTACGCCGACATCGGTGAAAGCTGGTGGGGCGAGACCATCAGCGCCAAGGACCTGGTCAAGGACATCGCGGCCATGGACGTGGCCCAGATCACCGTCCGCGTCAACAGCTACGGCGGCAGCGTGTCGGACGGCATCGCCATCTACAACGCGCTCAAGCGTCACCCGGCCAGCGTCACCGTCTGTGTGGACGGCATCGCGGCCAGCATCGCCAGCCTCATCGCCATGGCCGGTGACCGCGTGGAGATTGCCGAGAACGCCCAGATGATGATCCACGCCCCCTGGGGCGCGGTGGTCGGCAACGCAGTGGAACTGCGCGCCTCGGCCGACATGCTGGACAAGTGGGCCGAATCCATGGCCGCCAGCTACGCCCGCAAGTCGGGCCGGCCGGAAGCCGACGTCATGGCCTGGCTGGACGGCAAGGACCACTGGTTCACCGCCGCTGAAGCCGTGGCCGAAGGCCTCGCCGACGAAGCCGTGGTGGCCATGCCTGTGGCCGCCAGCGCCACGCGCTTTTCGTGGCTGCCCAACCGCACCCAAGACCTGCCGCCGGCAGGTGCAACCCAAGTTCAACCCGCGGCCGCGGCCGTATCCACCCCAGGAGCAACCATGCCCCAACCCCAGAACACCGCGGCGCCCGACAACACCGCCGCCAACGATGCCCAGGCCGCTGCCCAAGCTGCTGCCCGTGCTGAAAACCAGCGCCAGGCCGACATCCGCGCCGCCCTCAAGCCGTACCACGGCAAGGTGGACGGCGTGGCCGAAATCGAAGCCGCCGCGCTGGCCGACATCAACGCATCCGTAGATGCCACCAAGCTGAAGGTCCTCGAAGCCATGGGCAAAGACGCCACCCCCGCCGGCGGCCACTACGTGGTCACCACCCAAGACGAAACCGACAAGCGCCGCGCCGGCATGAAGGCCGCGCTGCTCATCCGCGCCGGCCTGGAAAACAACGACGGTGCCAACCCGTTCCGCGGCCACACGCTGGGCGAAGTGGCCCGCATGTGCCTGGCCCAAGCCGGTGTGCGCGACGTGCCGGGCGACAAACTGGGCATGATCGCCCTGGCCTTCACCCACAGCAACAGCGACTTCCCGCTGCTGCTGGCCAACGTGGCCAACAAGGCCATGATGAAGGGCTACGAGGAGGCCGACGAGACCTTCCAGATGTGGACCACCGCCGGCAGCCTGCCGGACTTCAAGGTGCAGAGCACGGTGGACCTGGGCTCCTTCCCCGCGCTGCGCAAGGTGGGCGAGGGCGCCGAATACAAGTTCATCACCATCGGTGAGCGCCGCGAACAGCGCGTGCTGGCCACCTACGGCGAGATGTTCACCATCAGCCGCCAGGCCGTCATCAACGACGACATGGACGCCTTCTCGCGCCTGCCGCGCAAGATGGGCCGCGCTGCCATCCGCACCGTAGGCGACCTGGCCTATTCGGTGTTGACCGGCAACGCCAACATGGCTGACGGTATCGCGCTGTTCCACGCCAGCCACAACAACCTGCAGGGCGCTGGCGCCATCTCCACGGCCACCGTCGACGCCATGCGCGTGGCCATGGCCCGCCAGAAGGAAACGGGCCAGACCACCGGCTCGCTGAACATCCGCCTGGCCAAGCTCATCGTGCCGGTGAGCCTGGAAGGTGTGGCCAAGACGGCCATCCTCAGCGAGTACGAGGTTGGCGCGTCCACCCGCAACAACACCACGCCCAACAGCGTGCGCGGCATCGCGGAAGTCATCTCCGACGCCCGCCTGGACGACTCCAGCACCAGCATCTGGTACGGCGCTGCCAACCCGCAGGTCAACGACACCGTGGTCGTGGACTACCTGGACGGTGTGCAGACCCCCACGCTGGAACAGCAGGCCGGCTGGTCCATCGACGGCGCCACCTTCAAGGTGCGCATCGACGCATCCGCCAAGGCGCTGGACTGGAAGACGCTGCAGCGCAACGGCTGACCAGACACCACCTGACCGAAGGAACCCATCATGAAGAACTTCGTGGCCCCTGGCCAAACCATCCAGCACACGCCCGCGGCCGCCCGCGCGGCGGGTGCTGCCACCCTCATCGGCACCCGCATCGGCGTGGCCATGTCCGACGTGGCCATCAGCACCGAGGGCACCTTCGCCATCAAGGGCGTCTACACGCTGCCCAAGCTCAGTACCGACGTGGTCACCCAGGGTGCCGCGCTGTACTGGGACAACACCAACCTGCGCCTCACGCTCACGTCCGCCGGCAACACGATTTGCGGCTGGGCCTATGAAGCCGCCGGCAACGGTGTGACCAGCGTGGCCTGCGTCATCAACGAAGTCTGACGCAGCCGGAGCGCCCATGTCCTTGCAGCCGTCCGCGGTGCCGTTTGCAGGCCTGGAGTCGCGCGTGAACCGCGTGGCTCTGGAGCGCACGGCCAACGCGCGGGCTGTCATCGGGGACGGCGCCACCGTCATGGCTGCGGGCATCTTCACCCGCACGCCCAGCGTGCAAGACCTGGGTGGTGTGTCGGGCCGTGCCCGCGACATCACCTTCACCTGCCTCACCGAGCGCCTGGCGGTGCCGGTGGACGAAGGCACGCCGGTCCAGGTCTACCACGGCAACCAGCTGGTCACGCCCGCTGGCAACTACAAGGTGGCGCCCGGTGGCCGCCTTGACCACTTCGAGGCCGGCACCACCCTGCTCGAACTGGAGCTGGCGTGAACGCCCACGACAAGGTGGTCGACGCCGTCCTGGCCGCCTTGCGCCGCTCGCCAGCTATCACCACCGGCCCGATCCAGGAAGACACGGACCAGGACCTGCTGCCCGAAGAAACGCGCGAAGCCGTCATCGTGTCCCTGGTCGACAGCGACCCGCTGGACCAGTACACCAACCGCGTCACCTGGCGCAGCCGCGTGGCCATCACCTGCCACGCCCGCGTGGACGGCCGCACATCGGCAGGCCGCGCCAGCCGCGAAATGCACGCCCGCGTGTACGCCCGCCTCATGGAAGACCGCACCCTGGGCGGCCAGGTGGTCGACGTGGCCGAACCCCGCATCCGGCAAGACAGCGCGCAGGCAGACACGCGCGTCGGCGCGTGCACAGGCACCTACCCGGTGCAGCACCACACATCAGCCGGCTCGCTGCAAGCGTAGCGGCCGCAACCCACCCCAAGGACCACCATGGCGCGCATCACCCGCAACACCCTCATCCTGGCCAAGCTGGAAACCGCCTACGGCACGGACGCAGCGCCCACCGGCGGCGCTGACGCGCTGCTGGTCAGCGACCCCAGCGTCAACCCGCTGGTGGCCAACAACGTGTCGCGCAACTTCGTGCGCGGCTACCTGGGCGGCAGCGAGCAGCTGGTCGGCACCAACTACGTGGAGGTCAGCTTCACGGTGGAAGCCGCAGGCAGTGGCACCCCCACCACCGCGCCGGCCTGGGGCAAGCTGCTCAAGGCCTGCGGCTTCGGTGAAACCGTGCAGGCTGCCAGCGTGGACTACCTGCCCGTCAGCGCCTTCGGTGCCAGCACCAGCCTGACCATCTACTACTACCTGGACGGCCAGGTCCACAAGCTGCTGGGCGCACGCGGCACCTTCACGCTGGGCCTGGGCGTGGGCGAGCGGCCCGAGTTCAAGTTCCGCTTCATCGGCAAGAACGGCGGCCTGGCCACAGCATCCAACCCGTCGCCCACGCTCACCGCCTGGAAGACGCCGCAGGTTGTCACCGACACCAACAGCGCAGACATCGTGCTGGGCAGCCTCACGTACACCACGGCCACCGGCGTCATCAGCGGTGGCACGCCCTACACCAGCAAGGGCCTGCAGGTGGACGTGGGCAACCAGCTCGTCTTCCAGCCCCTGGTGGGCGCGGAAAGCGTGGAGCTCACCAACCGCGACATCACGGGCGCCATCAGCCTGGACCTGACTGCCGCGCAGGCCGTCACCTTCATGACCGACGTGCTGGCCAACACCACCACCGGCCTGGGCTTCACGCACGGCACGGTGGCCGGCAACATCGTGGCGGTCTACAGCCCGCTGATGCAGCGCATCAACCCCAGCGTGGAAGACCTGAACGGCAGCGCCCTGCACGCCTACCAGGTGCGCATGGTGCCCAGCGCGGGCAATGACGAACTGCGCATCGTGGCGCGCTGACCCGGGCGCGGCTGCATGTTCAAGATCATCGCCAACCCCACGTTCACCTGCGCGGTGAACCTCAGCGTGCCCGGCCTGGACAAGCCTCTGGCCGTGCAGATGACCTTCCGCCAC